GCAAGTTTTTCTTTAGGTGCACCAGAAGATAAGTGGGATAATATATACCTAAATCTAAAAGAAGAAAACTTATATCCAGTTGAAACACCTGTAGGTGCTGTTTCTCAATCAAATAAATTTGTAAGAATAAACACACATACAGGTAAACTAACATTTACATCTGCATCCGCAGGTGGTGGTAGTGGTTTAAGTTCATACTCTTTACCATTAGCAGCAGCAGGTACAAGAGGTGGTGTTAAAATTGGATATACTGAAAATGGTAAAAACTATCCTGTAGAATTATCCTCAGAGAAAATGTTTGTTAACGTTCCTTGGACAGATACTCAAATAGCAAATACAAATTACTACTTAGATGGAATTACTAAATCTGGCAATACACTTACATTTAGTGTAAATGGGGCTACTAACCAAACATATACATTTGGTTCAAACGCATTTAATAGTACGGCTTATTTAACTTCTCTACCTTCACATAACCACGATGATAGATATTATACTGAGACTGAAATGCAAACCATCTTTAATAGAGGTTACATAAATCACGAACAAGCCAGCAATCTTGCTGCTGGTTGGTACACAATTGCTCAAAATACTGGTGATAGGGCATTAGGGGAGTTCCAAATTTGGGATACTTCAAGTGGGAAACATCAATCCGTTGTATTCAATGCGGCACACCACTTTGGTGTAGATGATTCTAATAGTATTACAGTAACTGCAAATTCAAGCTATGGTACAGATGTGTTTAGATATATTCGTATTAAAGAAAGTGGTACTTATGATGGTGCTGCTATTCAAGTTTACATTGATAATGCTACTAATGATGTTCACGTTGCTATTGTAGGGGCAAACGCACAAGAAAGTGGATGGGCTCTGGTTGATTGGTTGGTTGATACGGAATCTCCAAGTCTAGTATCAGATTGGTCAAATGCAACTCAAAAAAGTAGGGTAGATCTTGATAACATTCACGCTGGTGGTATTTCAACCACTGGTAAGATTTACGCTGGTGGTGCTACTACTCAATATGAGGTTTATCACACTAATAATCTAACACCTTTAACAATAGGAACAACTGCTACTACTGCATTAGCCGGTAATACAACAGTAAATGATGTATCGGTAGCAAACTTAAAGACTAGGTTAGCTGGTGGATTTGGTTCTAATGCCGTAACTATTGGTGATAGCAATGATACAGTAACAATCGCCGGTAATATGAATATAGTTGGTAGGTTAGAATTTACTGGAACTGCAGTTTATACCGCACTTGATTTAAATAATAATAATATTATTGGTGTTAATAATATTACTATAAGTGATCCTGGCCCAAATGAAGGTATTACTTGGTCAAACATAAAAATATTTGAATCACCAAATGATTTAACAACAAACTCTGCGGGTAATTTTCAGATTGTTTATGGAACTACAAGAAGATTATCTGTTACCAATACAGGCGCAGAAGTTAATGGAGCACTTACAATTTCAGGATTGGCAGGAACTGGAAACAGAATGGTTATTGCCAATGCTAGTGGTGTATTATCAACACAAGCAATACCATCTGGTGGTGGTGGTGGAATATCGTTTGATGGTTCAACTGCAGATGGTATATTAACTTATAAAGATTCAGATGAGGCTACGGTAGAGAGTGGATTAACATGGACACAAGGGTATTACCTTACATCACATACAAATTCAGGTGGTGGTAGAGTTAGGTTTGGAGCAGGTAGTGCTTCTTCACCAACTTACTCATTTGCTGGAGATACCGATACAGGATTCTACCTACCGGCTACTGGGGAAATCGCAGGAGTTTTCGGTGGAAGTGAAAGACTTAGATTAAAAGAAACGGGTCTTAAAGTTGTAAGTGGGGCATTGGGTGTAAACGTTAATGCTTCCTCAACAAATGGTAGAATTGATGCATCTAACGATATTGTTGCATACTCTTCTTCAGATATAAGATTAAAAGAGAATATCAAAACTATTGATAGTTCTTTATCTAAAGTTTTACAAATCAGAGGTGTTGAGTTTGATTGGAAAGAACTTACAGAGGAAGAAAAGAAAACCATACATGGGAACGAAGGACATGATGTAGGGGTTATCGCACAAGAGATAGAAAAAGTACTACCAGAAGTAGTAACTACAAGAGAAAACGGATACAAAGCCGTTAAGTACGAAAAGATAGTTCCACTACTAATTGAAGCTATAAAAGAACAATCAGATACGATTGAAAAATTAACCGAAAGAATTAATAAATTAGAAAAAGGTTCTAATAATTAATTAAACTATATTTATTACTATGGGAAAACTAATTAAAGAGTGGGTTAAGGGAATCTTAACTGAAGGAATAGAAAAAAAGGTAGTAGTTTACGCTGGTAGATTTCAACCTTTTCATAAAGGGCATAATGCCACTTACGAACATTTAGTGAAACAATTTGGTAGAGATAATGTTTACATTGGTACTTCTAATAAAACAGATAATTTAAAATCACCATTTAAGTTTAACGAAAAGAAAATGATTATGACAAAGATGTTCGGAGTTCCAGCATCTAAGATTGTTCAAATCAAAAACCCATACGCTCCCAAAGAAATTATAGGTAAATTCAATAAAGATAAAACAGCATTTATTACTGTTGTTGGTGAAAAAGATAGATACCGATTAAAAGGTAAGTATTTTGAACCATATCATCCTGATAGAATTGAAAAAGGATACGAAGAAAAAGGATATGTTTATGTAGCACCAGCTCAAAGTGGTGGGATTAGTGGAACTGAAGTTAGAAAGTTATTATCATTTGGTAGTGATGATTCTAAAAAGAAAGGTTTCAAAAAAGCATATGATGGAAAGTTTAATCCAAAGATATATAAATTTATAACAGATAGATTAGGTAAAATATCCACTAAGATGGAAAACTTTTTATCTACATTTGATTTTAATAAAATAATATCAGAAGGTAGTGCACTTTCAACTACTAAAGGAACTGTTGATGATGGACCAGGTGCATATTATGGTAATTCAAAATCATATAAAGCAGTTGGAAAAGAAGCTGCAGAAAAATTAGGTTGGACTGTAGTTGATTATATATTAGGTACAGATGAAGAAACTATATATGATTTATTTGATGGTGGAATACCAGATAAATACCCAGTATCATATTTCCCATCAGGTGTTGCAGGTTTAGATGCACAATCACAAAGATATATTGATTTAAAAGGTTCACAAGCATATAAAACTTGGGCAAAACATATTACAAAAGTAGCAACAATAGTAGGATATAAGTTAGTTGATTTCTTAGATGCTGAAAAATCTATTGATAGTTCTAAAAATGAACCTCAGAAAGAAGAATCACCAGAAAATATAATAAAAGAAGGATTGATTACCGAAGGTGGGGCATATGGACATATGGCTCACCCATTCGATACACAAATGAATCTAACATTTGGTGATTTAAAAACAATTATATCAAACGCATTAAATGGTAAGTTAGAATTCGCTAGAGAAAAAACAGATGGACAAGCACTTGCTATTAGTTGGAGAGATGATAAAGGTTTAATTGCTGCTCGTAATGGTGGACACCTAAAGAATAGTGGTGAAAACGCATTGGATATTAGTGGAGTAGCATCTAAGTTTCAAGGTAGAGGTGGATTAACTGATGCATACAATTTCGCTATGCAGGATTTATCTAAAGCAATCAAATCATTATCAAAAGCACAAAGAGATAAAGTATTCAATCAAGGTTCATCCTTTATGAATATAGAAGTTATATTCCCAACATCAGTAAATGTAATTCCTTATGGACAACCTTTATTAGTATTCCACGGAACAATGCAATATAATATGGATGGGAAAGCAATTGGAGCTGATACATCAGCAGCAAGAATTTTAGCTGGAATGATTAAACAAATCAATCAAGATGTACAAGATAATTATACAATCCAAGGACCACCTGTAGTTAAGTTACCACAATCTACGGAACTTTCAAAACAACAAGGTAAATACTATTCAGCGTTAAATAAAATCCAAAAAGAATTTAAACTAAAAGATTCTAATGGTGTAGCTGATTATCATCAAGCATGGTGGGAACAATATGTTGATAAGAATTCACCAGCTACATTAGATAACAAAACCAAAATGGGATTAGTTAAACGATGGGCATTCTTTGATAACTCATTCAGATTAAACAAAAAGAATATTTCAGATTCTAAAGTATTAGCTTGGGCAACCAAAACAGATAAGCAGGATAAAGCAAAGATATCTAAACAAAACCTTAGAAAGTTTGAAGATATATTCTTAGGTGTTGGAGCAGATGTACTTTCATTTATGAGTTCAGCACTTACAGTCAATCCTGATAAAGCACTTAGAACTATGAAATCAGAATTAGATAAAACTGTGAAAGCAGTTCAGAAAAGTGGTGATGTTAAAAAGATTGAAAAACTAAGAATGGAATTAGAAAGATTAGCCGCAGTAGGTGGTAAAGATAAGATTGTACCAAACGAGGGAATCGTATTCACATACAAAGGTGGAACGTATAAATTAACTGGTACATTCGCATCATTAAATCAGATATTAGGATTAATGTACTTTTAAATAAAATTCTCATATTTATATAAAACAAAATAAGTTATGTCAAAGTTAAATAATATTAAAGCAGTAAAAGAAATGTTAGGTGGGGAACACAAAACCCAAACTAAAAAAACTATTTCATTTACTGATAAAGTTATTAAAAGAAGAGAAGTTGGTGAAACTTGGACTGATGATAAAGGTCAAAAGTGGGAACAACGAAAAGGTTACAAAGTTAAAGTTGGTAAACTATCAGAACTCAGAACTGAGTTAAGAGCGTTTCCAAATTGCAACAAAGAAACTTGTACTTGTATTGAGCCAGGCCAAGCTGATTTAAAAATGAAAGCTATACATGGTATGTGTTTAGATTGTGTTACTTTAATGGAATATGATTTAAAACAAAAAGGTGAGTACGAAGAGTACGAAAGAAAAAAAATGTTGGCTAATGCTGAGGCTTGGTTAAAACAAGCCGAAGTTGAAAAGGAAGTTTTAAAAACAACTCTAAAAGCTTCATTCGTAAATGAAGATGGTTCTATTGAAGAATGGGCTGAAGGAATGAGTGAAGATGAGTTGGTAAGTAAAATTGATAATGATTTTGAAAAGTTTAGAACAGATTTTATAGGAAAACTTAAAAATGAACAAACAACAGATTAAAGAATTTATAGAATCAAAATTTGATTCGTATTCAGTAAATGGTACAGATTCAGCACTATGTGTTGAATTTGCGTTATCTGATTTGTATGAGCATCTTTGCACAGAAAATCTAATGAATGAAGATTTAAGAAAGTGGTTAGGTACGGGAAAAACAGGCTCAACCTCAGGTGGTGGATGGGATAGATACGGAAGTGATGGTCAGAAGCTAGGTAAGTGTGGTGATGGTAAAAAAGGTGGTGCATACGCTGCTTGTTTATCACAAGAAAAAGCCAATAAGTTAGGACCTAAGGGTAGAGCGGCATTTGTAAGAAGAAAACGAGCAGACCAAAAGAAAGCGGGTGATTCTAAAAAAGGTGGAAACCGAACTAAAGGTAAAACACCAACTAATAGTAAGACAGGGGCATAATAATGAATACCAGATTAAATAAAAAAGTTAAAAAAGATTTAGATGCATATTTCAAAGGGTTTAAAGGCTCAGACCCAGAAGTACATCATGGGGTAAAACACATTCTAATAGGTGCATTAACAGATGCAAACTTTCATAGTGAAGCTAAGAGAGTAGCAAATATGTTCCCTAAAGCAAATCAATCCAAATATGCTGGTAGAAAAGATTGGGAAGCTTCAATTGAACAGAATCATGGTGTACCAATTGCTAAAGCTGCAAAATGGGATGGTCATGATATTATTGATGCTATATCATTCTTTGTTTCAATGTTTATTGGTGGGCCTGTAGGTGCTAAAGTATCTTCACTTAAAGAAGGTATGAATGAAAATCTTAAAATGTTTGTAACTAAATTTATAAAAGAAGTAACTCATTCATATGAGTACGAAGATATGTCAAATGAAGATGAGAATGATAAAGAAGAAATTAAGATAGGTGAATACCAAACTAAATACTTTCACGTTTGTCCTGGCGCATCATCACTATATGGTGATATAGAATCTAAAGGTGTTGATATGGATATGGCTGAAAGAAGTGTAAGATTACAAGATGCACTTTTCTTTATAGAAGAACACGTAGGTGGTGAAGGTTATACTCCTGATAAAGATTATATAATGGTAGCTAAGAATATAGCAAAGAACATTATGAAGATGGGTAAGATGATGGGATTGGAAAAAGAACACTCTTACATACAAGGACACGTTGATACAATCATAAAATCAGTTGAAGGTAAGAAGTTAGAAGAAAAAGTAATCGAACTTACAGAAAAAAATGTACCAACGGACCCAGCTAAGTGGGCAGCATCTAAAGCAGCCGCTAAAAGAAAGTTTGATGTATATCCATCAGCATACGCTAACGCTTGGGCTGCTAAGAACTACAAAGGTAAAGGTGGTGGTTGGAGAACTAAAAAAGAATCTATCGAAGAAGCTTATATTGTATTACATTCTCCCAAAAAAGGCGTAAAGCCAGTATCAACTGCTGCATACGCAGATAGGAAAGATGCTGAAAAATGGGCAAAGGATTTGGGTGGTATAACAATGATAGTGAAAAAGAAAATCAAAGGTATAGATGAATCAATAAAAGAAGGTGTGATGAGTGATTTACATCTATTAATCAATAAATCTAAATCAGAACAAGAGTTTGTTAAAACATTCTTTAAAAATTATGGTAAACAGGTTAAGAAAACTCCTGATTCCGTAGAGTGGGCTAAAGAGTTGTACTCAGATATGAAAAACGAATCAGTAAACGAAGGTATATCCGTATTCGATGAAAGACACTTTGGTAAAAAAGGTATTATCATTATGATTGATGATAACGGAAAGAAAGTATCAGCTATCTTCAAAAATAAAAAAAACGCAGATAAGTACAATAGAAATAAATCATCGGATTTACAAACTCTTTTAAAGTTAGCAAAGAATACTCCATACCCAAAGGCAATTGATGAATCAGTAAACGAAGCTAAAGAACCTGAAGTAATTACTACATTAAGAAAAATCGTAAAGAATAAACAAAACGATTTGATTAAAGATACTAAGAGTGGTAAGAAGGTAAGAGTTGATATGAATTCAGCAAACCTAATGGTTCAAGTATATGATGCACTTAAACAACAATCTAATAAAGATAAGTTTGTTAAGAGTGGTATTGTTAATATGGGTCATATGGCTTACAAACTTATGAAGAAAGAAAATACTTCTGAAGTAATTGAAGAAGCTGAGTATCAAGGTAGAAAAGTAGAACTAAGTAAAATCATGCAAGGTGATGTTAAGAAGTTCAAAGTATATGTAAAGAACGATAAAGGTAATGTTGTTAAAGTAAACTTTGGGCAAAAGGGAATGTCAATAAAAAAATCTAATCCTGGCGCAAGAAAATCATTTAGAGCACGAATGAATTGTGATAATCCTGGTCCAAGATGGAAAGCAAGATATTGGTCTTGTAGAAAGTGGTAAATAGGTTTATTAAATATATTACCATATTTATAGTATAAGAAGTTTAATTTTAAAAAGGCAAATTATGAGTACATTATTAATCATTTTAGGTGTTATCGGTGTTGCAGTGGCAACCTATTTAGTATTATTATACACTGGAAAAATCAAAGATTCAGATGGGGATTTTATTCCTGATGTAGTAGAGGATACAGTAGAAGATATCAAAGAAGATGTAGCTGAAGTAAAATCAGAAGTTAAGCGTAGAGTTAAAAGAGTTAAAGAAGAACTTAAAGACGTTAAAGCTGCTGGTAAGAATTTAGCAAAACAATCTAAAGATGTTGTTGAAGCCGCAAAAGGTGGAAACCGAAAAGGTAGAAAACCTTCAAATCGCAAGAGAAAAGCTACTAAAAAATAAGAGTAGCAAATGAAAAAGTATTTCGGAGATATTAGGAATCTGATAATCTTAGTTTTAATAGTTGTTATACTATTACTAAGACAATGTAGTGGAGATGGGGGAGAAATTACCCCATCCGAGCCTACTATTATCACAAAGGTAGAAACGAAGTACGATACGATTACCAAAGAAGTTACAAAATACGTTCCTAAAATAGTTACTAGAATCAAAACTGAGATTGATACAATAACATTAACTCAAGATATTGATACACTTTCTATTTTAGAAGATTACTTCGCAAAATATGTTTATGAAGATTTTCAACAACTAGATTCTTTAAACTTAACAATTAAAGATACAATCTCTCAGAACAAAATTTTATCAAGAAAAATATTCTACGATTTAATCTATCCTACAACAACTGTAACGGAAACAAAGTATATTAACCAACGAGAATTCTATGTAGGATTCGGGTTAAACGGAACATCAAAACAATTTAATTACGTTGGTGGTTCTATATTATACAGAACAAGAAAGAAGCAGGCGTTTGGATTAGGTATTGGATTAAACGACCAATTTCAACCAATCATATCAACTCAGTTTCTTTGGAAATTGGGAAAGAAATGAGCAAAAACATAAAAGAACTTATTAGGGAAGAGTACGTTAAATGTGCTAAAAACCCAGTTTACTTCTTTAAGAAGTATTGCTACATTCAACACCCAAAAAGAGGTAAGATACTTTTTGATTTATACCCATTCCAAGAAGATGTTATGGGTGAGTTGGATGAACATAGATTCAATGTAATTCTTAAATCACGTCAGTTAGGTATCTCAACATTATCCGCAGGTTATTCTTTATGGATGATGTTATTTCACGAAGATAAAAACATATTGGTAATTGCAACCAAACAAGAGGTAGCTAAAAACTTAGTTACTAAGGTTAGGTATATGCATGAGAACTTACCGAGTTGGTTAAGAGGTGATACTGAAGAAGATAACAAACTATCCTTACGATTACGAAATGGTTCAACGATTAAAGCTACATCAGCAAGTGGTGATGCTGGTCGTTCTGAAGCATTATCAATGTTGATTATAGATGAGGCTGCTTTTATTAAAGGTGTTGATGAGATATGGGCATCGGCTCAATCTACATTATCAACTGGTGGTAAGGCAATCGTACTATCAACTCCAAATGGTGTTGGTAACTTCTTTCATAAAACTTGGCAAAAGGGTGAACAAAAAGATGGTTGGAATCCAATCAAACTTCATTGGACTGTACATCCTGAAAGAAACCAAAAGTGGAGAGAAGAACAAACTCAACTCTTAGGTGAGAAGATGGCATCACAAGAATGTGATTGTGATTTTATCAGTTCTGGTTATACAGTCGTAGATGGACAACTTCTACAATGGTATGAAGAAACTCACGTACAAGAACCTGTAGAGAGACGAGGGTTCGATGGTAACTATTGGATTTGGCAACAACCAAACTATACAAAAGATTATGTAGTAGTTGCCGATGTTGCGAGAGGTGATGGGGCTGATTATTCAGCATTTCACGTTATCGATGTGGAAACTGTAGAACAAGTAGCAGAATACAAAGGTAAAATTGAAACTAAACATTATGGTAATATGTTGGTGAACGTTGCAACCGAATGGAATGATGCATTGTTAGTGATTGAGAACGCAAACATTGGGTGGGCAGTAATTCAAGAAGCAATAGATAGAAATTATACTAATCTATATTATTCATATAAAGAATTTGGTTATACAGATAACGACATTCATCTACAAAAGGGATATGATTTAAAAGATAAATCACAAATGGTACCTGGATTCTCAATGACAAGTAGAACACGTCCATTGGTTATCTCAAAATTAGATACTTATATGAGAGAAAGAGTTCCTATTATTCGGTCTAAACGATTGATTGATGAACTTTTTGTTTTTATATGGAATGGTAGTAGAGCTGAAGCTCAACAAGGGTACAATGATGATTTAACAATATCATTTTCAACATCATTGTGGGTTAGAGATACGGCATTAAAACTCAGACAGCAAGGTATTGATTTAAATAAAAGAGCATTAGAATTTACATCAAAAAATTCAGGTGTATTTAAAACCACTCCACAAAGAGCAAAAGATGCTTGGAAGATTAATACTGGTAGGGGTGATGAGGATATAAGTTGGTTACTATAAAATTTGGATATTAAAAATATTTTTTGTATATTTATAAATTGTAGTACTATATAAAAGAAATAAATTATGGCAGATACTTCGTTATTCGGTAGATTAAAGAGATTATTCTCAACTCAGGTAGTTGTTAGAAGAGTCGGTAAAAACAAATTAAAAGTAGTGGATTCTTCACGATTACAAGCAGATGGTAATCGTAGAGGTTCAGCATACTATGATAGGTATGGAAGATTGCATGGTTCTAACTCAAGAAAGAATTGGCAAACATACAATGAAAGATTTAACTACCATTCGAACAAATTAGAATTATATACAGATTATGAGGCAATGGATAAGGATTCTATTATCTCATCTATATTAGATATATACTCAGATGAATGTACACTTAAAAATGATATGGGTGATGTAATTCGTATCAAATCATCTGATGAGAAATTAAAGAAAACATTAAGAAACTTATTTTACGATGTATTGAACATTGAGTTCAACTTATGGTCTTGGGTAAGGGGTATGAACAAATATGGTGATTACTATCTTTACTTAGATATTGATGATGAGTTAGGTGTTGTAAACGCACAACCATTATCTACATATGAAACTCGTAGAGAAGAAGGATATGATTTAGATAATCCATATTCAGTTAGATTCGAAGTTGAGGAACAAAACACAAATGCAATCTCACAAAGAAACAACACTAAGTTTTTAGAATCATTTCAAGTAGCTCACTTTAGATTACTTACTGATACCAACTTCCTTCCTTATGGTCGTTCATTATTAGAAGGAGCTAGAAAGACTTGGAAACAATTAACTCTTATGGAAGATGCGATGATGATTCATAGAATTATGAGAGCGCCTGAAAAGAGAATCTTTAAAATTGATATCGGAAATATCCCACCAGCAGAAGTTGATTCATATATGGCGAATATTATCGACCAGATGAAGAAAGTACCATATGTAGATGAATCTACAGGTGAGTATAATCTTAAATTCAATATGCAGAATATGATGGAAGATTACTATCTACCTGTTAGAGGTGGGCAAAGTGGTACTGAGATTGATTCCCTAAGTGGAATGGAGTTCGGTGGTATTGATGATATTGAATACCTAAAGAATAGAATGTTAGCAGCACTTAAAGTTCCAAAAGCATTTATTGGATACGAAGAAGGTGTTGAAGGTAAAGCAACATTAGCACAAGAAGATATTAGATTTGCTCGTTCTGTAGAAAGAATCCAAAAGATTGTACTTTCAGAATTAACTAAGATTGCAATTGTACACTTATACGCACAAGGTTATACAGATGATGAGTTGGTAAACTTTGAATTAGAACTTACTACACCATCTATTATCTATGAGCAAGAAAAAGCAAACCTTTGGTCTGAAAAAGTAACATTAGCAAGTGATATCAAAGATTTAAAAATGGTATCACAAGAATGGGTTTACAAAAACATCTTCAATATGAGTGAAGATGAGTGGAAAGATGAACAATTTAAAGTTATCAATGATTTAAAATTAGGATTTAGACACGAACAAATTGAAACTGAAGGTAACGACCCAGTTAAGACTGGAGAATCATTTGGTACTCCACATGATTTAGCAGCACTAACACAACAAGATGGTGGTGGTGATGATAGTGGAAACAACGCTGGATTCCCAACTGCAGAAGGTGGAGCACCCGAAGGTGGGTTTGAAGGAGCTGGTAGACCTAAAGAACCGGGTAATTATAAAACAGATGATAATCCATTTGGTAGAGACCCATTAGGAAACAGAGCAAACCGACCTACTAAAAACGAAAGATACAACGCCCATTCAGTTATAAATCAAGAACAAATTGATGCAGTTGTTGGTCGTATGAAAAGTAAAGTAAAAACAAAGAAAATTATACTAGAATCCTTATCAGATGATACTTTAAAAACATCAGATGGATTATTAGATGAGAAAAATATACTGAATTCTGATAATTAAGATATTTATTAACAAAATATAGGTTACTCTACCAAAATTAGAGGTGATATAGATGAAGAAATTAAAACACAGTAAGTACAAAAATACAGGAATACTATTCGAATTGTTAGTTAGGCAGATTGCTACTGATACTTTGAATAATAAAGATTCTTTGGCGACTAGAATTATTAAAGAACACTTTGGTAAAAGTACAGAACTATCTAAAGAGCTTAGATTGTATAAACTATTTATTGATGAAACCTTTGATTCTGATTATAAGGCATCTGAATTTTTAAATATTATTCTAAAAGAACGAGTTAAATTAAATGAATCTGTTTTAAATAGACAGAAGTATAATTTAATTAAAGCAATTAAAAAGAATTTTGTAATAGAAGATTTCTTTAAGTATAGAGTTAACAATTATAAAGAGAACGCATCTATATATAAATTATTTGAACATACAAATTCAGATAATCCAAAAGAATATGTTGATTGTAAGTCTACATTATTAGAATCACTAACAGGTAAATCTCAAAGTGATGATAAAGTTGTATCTACTATTAACGAAGAGTATTCTAAACAACCAAAAGAAGTTAGATTATTAGCATGGAAGATGTTAGTTGAGAATTTCAACAACAAATATACTACATTAACTGATAAACAGCAAGATATTCTTAGAGAATATATTAATTCTGTAGATAATTCTGCTAAACTGAAGAAGTTTGTAGTAAGAGAATGTAATTCTTTATCAAAAAATATTAAATCAATCAAAGTTACAGATAAAGTTACTCAAATTAAAGTAAATGAAGTAGTAAAATTAATTTCTAAATTAAAATCAGCTAAAGTAATTACGGAATCTCAGATTTTATCTCTGTTAAGATATACAGAACTTCATAATGAGCTAAGAAGGGTATTCAAATGAAAAGTTTACTAAAAGAAATCGAAGATAAGTTTGAAGAAATTGAAGAAGCCAATGTAACTGGTAACTTAGATGGTGGTGAAGGCCCGATTAAAACTCCACATGCTTTTGCAAAGAGTAAAGATGAGGATGATTTAGATGATGACCACATAGAAGTGTTGGGTATGAAAAAATCAAAGGAGAAACATATGAACACAAAAAAATTAGAATCGTTAGAACGTAAGTTAGAAACTAAAATCAATGAGATTTCTTATAACGAGTTTAAAAAAGATGATACAAGAAAGCAACATCGAAAAATAAATGATTCAATCAAAGAAATCAATAGTATGATGTTTAAATTAGAAAGAATCGTTAATCAAAATGCTAAATTAAAAACTGAAGCTGGTGTTCATAACGGACAATATTGGAAATCCACTCAAAAGAGGTTCGGTAAGATTTCAGAACGTATGTTAAAAGTTGCAAGAAACTTAAAAGAACTATCGGCATGATAGATAAAAAGAAAATATTAAAAGAAGAACTCACAAATAAAGATTTGGAGAATATTCGTCTACTTATAAGATATGAAGTAGCACAAATCATGTTTGATTTATATAGAAAACGTAAAGTTTGGGGAGCATAATGGGCAGATTACTTATAGATACAATTCCTTTTACTATGACTAAGAGGCAAATCAACGAATCATTGGAAGATAACAATGGTAGATTGATTGTTAATGGTGTCCTACAACGTGCTGAAGCTGAAAACCAAAATGGTAGAGTTTATCCACGTTCAATCTTAGAAAGAGAAGTGGAAAAATACAAAGGTAGAGAAATTAAAGAAAATAGGGCTTTTGGTGAGTTAGACCATCCTGAATCTTCGGTAGTTGAACTAAAAAATACCTCACATATCATCAGAGAAGTATATTGGAAGGGTGATGATGTAATGGGTAAGGTAGAAGTACTTAAAACTCCAGCAGGGAACATCCTTAAAGAACTTTTAGAGGCAGGTTGTACTGTTGGTATCTCTTCAAGAGGTATGGGTTCTGTAAAAGAAGCTAGTAATGGTAAAACTGTTACTGTAGAAGATGATTTTGATTTAATTTGTTGGGATTTTGTATCAAACCCATCAACACATGGTGCATTTATGAGACCTATGAACGAATCGGTAGTTGGAAAAGCAAAAACACCTTCATATAAAAAGATTAATACATTAGTACGAGATATCATCTGTGAAATTGATGGTGTTTGTTCTATTTAGGAGATAATAAATGAAATTAACTGATATAAAAAACTCACTCAACGAAATCTCAGCAATCGGTGGATTAAAACAGGTTGTAAAAGGTAATACTGATAGAGTAGAAGGAATTAAACTATCAAAAGAGATGGCACAAGCTATGATTGATTGGTTTAACTCATCTCCTTATGGTAGAAAGTATCCAAATGCTAAAAAAGGTAGATTAAACTTATCATTAGGTATTATGGGACACTTTGGATTAGATAGATACGCTAAACACAAAGGTGCTAAAGAAGAATTAAAGTATATCAAAACTTTATCAAAGGCTATGAGAGATAATGTAAACGAATCAAAGTTTGCAGGATGGATTGCTGGATACAATGGTAAGCAAATTGAAATTAAAAAAGGTGAAGCTAAAGACCTTTACAATGCAAAACTATTAGCAATCAAAAAATTAAAAGTACCTAAATCAAAAGTTGGATTAATGTTTATTAAACCAGCAGTTGATGAATCAGTAGTTAACGAAGCTAAGTACGATATCGGAATGGCTCGTAAAGGAAACGGATTAACTATTTACAATAAAGCCGAAGAAGAAAAGGGTGATTACAAAAATGTAGCTCACATTGATAATAAAGGTAAGATAAAGTATTACGATAAAAAAGTTCCATCTAAGATTAAGAAACAAATCGAAGCTGAGGCTAAGAAAATGATGGAAATAAAAATAGAGGGAACTATGAAACTAACAGACCTATTAAGTGAAGATGTTTACGTTAAGAATAAAAAGACTGGGAACACTTATCAAGTAAAAAACGCTGACCCATCTAAACACGTACCACCATCAAAGGATGACATAGAAAAAGCTAAATCAGATGCAAAAGATGAACCAAATAGAAATCCTTCAAAAGAAGAACCTAAAAAGGATGAACCTAAAAATGATGGACCTAAAGTTGAATTATCCAAAGATTTTGATAAGTTATATTATGCAGATGATATCGAAAGTGAAATTGAAAAACTTGAAGGTAAAATATCTGATGAAGATTATAAAAAACTTATAGGTCAAACAGAGGATTTAAAATACGCACAAATGGATGCTGAAGAAGCTGAAAACTACGATTCTCCAGAAGAAGCAGAAGAAGATGGTTTAGATGTAAGACCAAAAGAAGAATTGGAAAAGATGGCAAGTGATTTAAAAGACATGATTAGACAAACCAATGGTACTCCAAAAGAAGAACCTAAGAGTGAACCAAAAAAGGATGAACCTAAGAGTGAACCAAAACGAGTACCTTTAGATAAAAATGATAGTTATTATATCAAAACTGCAGTAGAAAAGAAATTGGGGCCAGCCGCTTTCAAAGCACTTAGTTATGGTGATATGCAAAAAGCTTATAATGATGAAATGGAATCTAGGGGTTGGGAAAAAGGTGATGATGGAGAGTGGACTAAACCTGCAAACGAATCATCTAAAAGAAAAATAAAAGAATCAAAGGGAAATACAATGAAACTAAAAAATATATTAAAAGAATCATTTGAAAGTGGTAGAGTTTATTCAAACCCATTTCACACTCCGTTCGTTAAAGAAAACGATGATGAGAGACATGAAGAATCTGCAGAGATGAGTAATGAACAAAAGATGGCATTCTTAGAAGCAGTTAAATCATACAAAAAATTTGGTGAATCAATATACAGAAAAGAAGGATTAGCTAAAGTGTATGAATCAATCAGAGGATTGGTAGAAATTGCTGGTAAGAATATGGTTAAAGAAACTGAAGGTTCATTTGATGGTATTACAGTTGGTAGACACGTAAAAAGAATGAATGAATCATTCAAAGTATTTGAGAAAACTTTAAAAGAAGTTGGAACACTACAACAAAGATTAGAATCAACTTATGATGAGATTGGTGAAGTATTAGGAAAGTATTACGAAATCAATGAATTAGAAGAGGGTAATGAATTCGGAGCTGCTAGAGCTAAAGCAATCGCAAATGGTGATAGCGAATTCGAAGTAGATGGTAAAAAGTATCCTGTAAAAGGTGTTGATAAAAAAGATAAAGAAAATGCAAAAGAATTTACTAACGAATCTAAATCAATAAAACTTACTTCTTTACTAAATGAATCATTCGGATATGGTGAACTACCATCATCTAAATTAATGAAGATGAAAGTATCAGCAAAAGAGATGTTGGATTCAGTTAAGAATAAAAAAGTAAACGAAGCTGAAGTAGTAGAAGAAGAAAAAATCAACGAAGGTTTTTCAACTTGGGAAATGAGATTTTCCGATATGAATCTTGGTGGTGTTAAACTATCTAAAAAGAATGTGTATAAAGTAAAAGCAAGAAATACAGTTGAAGCTATTAAGAAAGCAGCTAAGATGGCTGGTGTTGAAAAGAATTGGATTGCAACTGAAACACATTCACTAAAGAAAATAGGATAACAACAATGGATTATTCAGATATACTACAAGACATTTCAGTTGATTTATCTTTTATGGTAAAAAAACATTTAAAGAATATCAAAAAGTTAGATTCTAAAAAACAAAGAGCTTTTGGAAAACTATTTGCAGATATGAAAAATGGTGTTGATGATTTATCTGAAGGAGTTAACGAATTGGTAAATGAAGTAGATACAAAGAAAGCAGATACGATTAGAAAATCAATGCCAGGATATGTTGGACCAAAGTTTGCAAAGAAAGCATCAGATGAAGATATATTAGCGATGGCTGATTTAAAAGATGAGAAAGCTAAAATCTATAATAGATACCTTAAAGATATAATGGCTAAGATATCTAAACTTCAAAAGAAATATTCTATCAAAGAGTAATTTTACTAAAATAATTTTAATATTTATATACACCTATCATTAACAATTTGGTAGGTGTATTTTTTTTACAAACACTTATATTATAATATGAACGATAACGAAAAGAAGTTTAAAAGACCTTACAAAAAAGTTAGAAGAGAGGATATGGAAATACCAGGAAACTCAATGGCAGTTAAGGTTGTAAATGGTAACATAGAATTAGCACTCAAAGCTTTCAAAAGAAAAATTAAAGATAGTGGTAAGATGGATGAGGTTAAGGCCCGAAAAGAATATATCAAACCATCAGCTATCAAACGTAAACAAAAAGCAGATGCGATTCGAGCCCAATGGCGAAGAAATCAATTCGAAAATTAAATAGTAAACACTTTTTTAGTGTTTTCAATAATACTACACTATTTATTGTAGAAAAAATATCGGCTCCCAATAGTCGATTAAATTTATTTTTATAAATAATATCTATTAAGATTCTCAATAATCTTATTTCCAAAAACAATTTAGGAGAACAATTATGGCAAATAGAAAAGATTTGTTATCTGAAGCTATCGCTGATGCTAAAGCCGTTAAAGAAACTGCACTAGCAAACGCTAAATTAGCCTTAGAGGAAGCTTTTACCCCAAAACTCCAATCAATGATTTCTGCGAAATTAGCTGAAGAAGCTGATGAAGAGATGGATGAGGATTTAGATTCAACTGATTTAGGTTCAGGCGATAACGCAGAACCAACTGATGGTGCATCTGATTCATCTGATATCGAAAACGATGATGAGTTGACTGAAGAAGAAGGTGAAGAGCACAACGAAGAAGAAGAAGTTAAAGAAGAGGAAGAAGAAGTATCTGAAGAAGAGGACGAAATGTCTGAAGAAGAAGATATGGAAGAAGAAGAATCTACTGATGAAACTTACGAATCTGAAGAAGAAGTATCTGAAGAAGATGACATGGATGAAGAAGAGGAAGATGATTTAGATTTAGAATCTGTAATCGCTGAATTAGAAGCTGAAATGGCTGAAGAAGAAGATATGGATGAAGAAGAAGAAGCTCCAGCTGATGAAAACTATCACGAAGAAGAAGAAGAAGCTGTTGCTGAAGAAGATGATATGGATGAAGAAGAAGAAATCGATTTAGACGAAGTTATTAAAACTTTAAAAGAGATGGAAGATGATTCTGAAGAATCTGAAGAAGAAGTAAACGAAGAAGAAGAAGTTGAAGAAAATGATGAGTTAGAAGAAGCTTATGCTACTATTGAAAGTTTACAAAAAACTATCAATGAAGTTAATTTACTTAACGCTAAGTTACTTTTCACTAACAAATTATTCAGAACTTTCGACTTGAACGAAAACCAAAAGGTTAAAGTTTTAGAAAACTTCGACAGAACTTCATCAGTAAGAGAAGTAAAATTAGTATTCTCAACTTTAGCAGAAAACTTAAACGTTGCTAAAAAGAAAAGAACTGTTGTAAAAGAAGGATATGCCTCAAAAGCAACAAAGAGTTCTGCACCGAAGAAAATAATTTCTGAGGGTAATGATATGGCCGCTAGATGGAAAAAACTAGCAGGTTTAAAATAATTAATAAGATTAATAACGGAGAAAAAAAATGGATTTAAAAAACATTTTAAATGAAGGTTCTTCTCACACCGCAAGACTATCTGAAGCTACAAGAGCTTTAGCTGGTAAGTGGGAAAAAACCGGTCTTTTAGAAGGTATTGACAACGAAGTTGAAAAAGCTGGTGTTGCAACACTTTTAGAAAACCAAGCAAGACAATTAGTAAAAGAGGCTTCTTCTACTGGTACTTCTGCAAATTCAGAAGAGTGGGCTGGTGTAGCTCTACCATTGGTAAGAAGAATTTTTAGTGAAATCGTAGCAAAGGATTTCGTATCTGTACAACCAATGAACTTACCATCAGGTCTAGTATTTTATCTAGATTTCAAATATGGTACAGGTCAAGCTGGATTTGCAACAGGTAGTGGTAAAGATTCACAAGCTGATTCTGTATTTGGTATTACTGATACATCAAATGACCCATCAGGTGGTTTATATGGTGCAGGTAGATTCGGATACTCTATCAACGATGCAACATCTGCACTACAAACATTAGGAGCTTCAGCTGCATCTAATGTATTCTTAACATCATCTGTATCTTTATCAGACGTAAACTATGATACTCAATTTACTGCATCTAATGGTGCTGCTATTGTAGCAGGTACTATATGTAAAGTTGCTGTACCAAAAGCTTCTATCGCTGGATATGATGACAAAGGAATCAGAGGATTTAGAATTGAAGGTTCTGAGATTACAGATAACTACCCACAATTTACTGTAGAGAGTGGTAATGATATCGTATTCGTAGTAAAAACTTCAGGATTTGCAACTGCAGGTGCTGCTGATGAGTTAGTGGTAAAATATCACAAACAACCAACTGATATTTCAAGAGGTGACTTCGAAGCAACAGGAACTCAATTAACTTCTAACCCAGAAGCTGATATCGATATTCCTGAATTGAATGTTGAAATGAAGAGTTTACCAATTGTTGCTAAGACACGTAAGTTGAAAGCACAATGGACTCCTGAATTCGCACAAGATTTAAATGCATATCACTCAATTGACGCTGAAGCTGAATTAACTTCAATGTTATCTGAGTATATCTCTCAAGAAATTGATTTTGAGATTTTAGATATGTTAATCTCTGGTGCTAAATCAACAGGTTACTGGTCTGCACAAGTAGGTAGAGAGTGGAATGGTTCTGCATTCGCTGATTATTCATCAGTAGGTGCTAGTGCTTCTGCATTCAACCAAGGTGCTTGGTTCCAGACTTTAGGAACTGTAGTTGCAGGTGTATCTAATAAGATTCACCAAAAAACATTAAGAGGTGGAGCTAACTTTATGGTAGTATCTCCTGATGTTGCAACAATCATTGAATCTATCCCAGGATATGCTAGTACAGCAGATAATGGTGATGCTCAGTTCGCATTTGGTGTAACTAAGATTGGTTCATTGAACAGCAGATTCCAAGTATATAAGAATCCTTATATGAAAGAGAACGTAATCCTAATGGGATATAGAGGAACACAATTCCTTGAAACTGGAGCAGTTTATTCTCCATACATTCCATTGATTATGACTCCATTAGTATATGACCCGAAAAACTTCACTCCAAGAAAAGGTGTAATGACACGTTACGCTAAGAAAATGTTAAGAGGTGAGTTCTACGGAAAAGTATATGTAGATGGATTACACAAAATTCAGTAATTAATTACTAAGTTTTAAACATTAAATTAAGGGGAGAGAAATCTCCCCTTTTTTTATGCCTATGTGATATTTATATTAAAGAAATTATGAAAGGGTATTATATGGCAGAGAACATAAAAAAGAATCCACCAAAGGGTAATGTACGATTTTCTATATCGTTATCAGAGGAACAGAAGTTAGCAAAATCTGAAATTTTAAGACATCCATTTAATTTTGTAGTAGGTAAAGCGGGTAGTGGTAAAACTCTATTAGCAGTACAAATAGCATTAGATATGTTTTTCAAAAGAAAGGTTAATAAAATTGTAATAACAAGACCAACTGTATCAAATGAAGATAATGGATTCTTACCAGGTTCATTAGAAGAAAAGATGGAGCCTTGGTTAGTACCAATTCGTTCTAATATGAGAAAGGTTTACAACAAACCAAACATATTACAGAAGATGGAATCTGATGAATCTATAGAATTGGTTTCTTTATCCCATTTTAGAGGAAGAACTTTTGATAATTCAATAGTTATAGTAGATGAGTTTCAGAATTTGACTAAACAGCAACTATTAATGGTATTAGGTAGAGTAGGAAAGGGTTCTATTATGATACTATGTGGTGATAAGCAACAAATTGATTTGAAATTCAATAATGATTCGGCAGTGCATGAAGTTCCTAAGTTAAAAGGTTCACAATATGTTTATGATATTGTATTAAAAGATAATCATAGACATGAGTCTTTAGATGAAATTTTAACATTACTAACCGATTACTAATTAATTGTATATTTATCTATAGTTAACTAAAAAACAGTGGGAGAATTCAAGTGCCAGATTATACAGGTTCATTTAGTGGAAGTTTTGAAGGTAATGGTAGTAACTTAACAAACATAAGTTACCCGACTCTTGCTAATAAGCCAATCACCATATCTACGTTTCAAGGAAACTCTATATTAGCTAATAGTGCGTTTAGAGATAACTTTGCATCCAATGTAAAAGATAGATTAGATGCAGAAAGTGTTATTAGTTCATCAGCTCAGGTAACAATAACAGAATCACAGATATCAGATTTAACACATCAAACAATTCCAAACGGAACTATTAGTAGTAGTAAACAGATACAAAGATTAGGTTTTGGTGGCGGTAATATTGATTTAGTTGAATTAAATACGTTTACAGGTTCAATCCAAACTCAAGTTAATAGTATAACAAATGTTACAAGTTCGTATTTAACTGCAGAAAGTACATCATCCTTACTAAGACTAAATCAAACATCCTCAATGTCAGTAGCTACAGCATCTCATGCTTTATACGCTATTTCTGCATCAGTTGAGATAAATTATGAAACCTCATCATCATACGCTGATACTGCATTAACGGCATCCTATATTAATCCAACATTTATTTCAGCATCAGCTGCAGCGAGTGGGTTTGGACAGGGTGGTGCTGAAATTGGTGGAATCTTTACACAAACAGGTTCTATTTTTGCAACTTCTAAAAACCTACAAGTTACAGGTTCAATAAATGCAACTAATATCAATGTTGGTGTACCAACATCGAATGATTGGGGAACTAACTTAAATGGTTCATATTTTAATAACTTTACTAAAGATACAGATGTATCTGAAGTATTAAGATTTGTTGCAGGTTTATTATCCTCATCAGCAGCTAATCCAACACCAAATACAAAAACATTTAATTCAATTTCAGAAACTAAAAGTAATACTAATACTGGAAATGCTCCTTCTGGGTATATTCCAAACGATAATAATATTAATGATTTAACATATCTTATTGATAAAGGATTTGCATCCGTTGGGGGAACGATATTCCCATCAAAAGAAATTTATAATAATACTGGATACAGATTGAGATATTCATCTGTAGCAGGTGGTTCTACATCAGTACAATCATCAAATGATTCACAATTATTTGGATTAGGTGTATTGAATAGTGGTGGAGCTAATACATTTACAATAAGAGGTTCACATTCATTTAGATTTAACAATAATAATAGTGGAAATCAAACTGAGGTTTCATCATCAACACTAACATTAACTAATACATCATTTGGAACTTCAAATGGTGTAACGGTAGCTAAAATAAACACTGTAAATCCAGCAGTTATCCCAGCAGCTTTCCAAGATGGTAAATTTTCAAACATATTCTCACAAAATATTATGGGATGGACTACTGAAGCAAACACATCAGTATCAGCATCAGGAACTTATATATTAGATACAACAATTGGAATCAAAACTGGTTCTCAATCAGCATTTGTAGATAAAAGTATAAGTGAAACTATATTTTGGGCACCTGTTTCAAATATAGATTCAAATATTGGAACAAATTCATTAGCAAGTAATGGAGAAGTGGTAACACCACTTACATTAACCTCATCTTCTCTTTCTGGAGCACCATATATAAATGGTGGTACTTGGAAATTAGTAGCAACTGCTAGTGGAGTATTCCAACCAATGTATTCAGCTAATAGCTCATTAGTAAATGTTTCTATTGGAAGTGTAAATGGATATACAATTACAAACACATCAGGTAAGGATACATTATCAACAAGTGGTGGTACAATCCAAACATCTGGAATGGTAACATCAGCAGATGGTACAACGGCACGAAATAGTGGTGTACCACATAGAACAGACTTAGTATTGATTGATGCAACTTACACAATTAGTGGTACTGGTGATACAATTACCGAAAGTGGGTTTAGTGATACATCATTTACTTTAACCACTACTGCAAAAAACAGAGCTGGTTCACAAAGTACATTAGATACTAAGACAGTACCTCTACATACGGCAGGAACATTTGGACAACCTAATGGGAATGGTTCAATGGGGTACTTTGGTGGTGGAACTGCATCAACTACATTGATAGAACGATTTACCAATGAAACTTACAGAAGAATAATTAGTACATCAACCGCATTAACAAACGCTTGGGTTTCAACAACAGCATTAACCAATGGAGATGGTAAAGATTTACAGGTTAAACCGGGTTATTTAGTTAACCACGAATCATCAAACGGATATTGGTATGATACTTCATCATATAACGCTGGACATTACAAATGGTATATGAGAGAGTTTGATACAAATGCTACAAATAACAAAGGTACATTGACAATTGATTTAAATCCCAACTCATCAGCTGATTTAGTAACATTTGATAGTACATCGGCTAATAAAATAGCAGTAGGTGTAATATTTGGTTCATCTACTTCAACTATATTTGATGCAGTTAAAGGTAATCAATCATATGGTGGTAGTTTGAACTCACAATCAACTGGAGCAACAAACCCATTTAGTGATAGTGTAGATGTTAAAGGAGATTTCTCATCTATATCAAATTCAAACGGAACATTAACATTAGGTTTAAATAACGCAGGTGGTCAAACAATTAACGGAACAAATGATAAAATTTGGTTACTTATTAGATATAAAGGTACACCATCACAAACATTGGAACAAATAACGGTATCAGTATCGTAATAAAAAGAAATAAAAATGGCATATAATTCAGATAATAGGTCGGAGAGATTATTACAAGGTAGAAGGTTTACAACCGATAATCTATCATTGGGGCAAGAAGCATTTACTGATGTTTTTGATTTAGGTGCAGGTGAAATACTTACTGATGATGGTCTTATTCCAACGGGTAGTACTCAATTAGCATATAGTGGTTCATCACAAAATGGACTTATTGTATCTGGTAGTGTTGTTAATACATCAATAGAAACGGATATTCCTGTTCTAAAATATCATTATAGAAAAAAATTAAAACAAGCAGCTGATGGTCAACGAGAAGTATATTATTTTACAACTTCAAATCCATCATCTGTTTCAGATACAGTAACATCAGACCAATTAA